CCAGGGGCCGTTTCCCAAAGGGGTCCCCCCGGAAAAACTGCCCCCGGAGCCAATGGTGACGTTGCTGAAGCCACCAGAGCCGTTGCCGTACAGGATGCTGGTGCCACTCGTTGGGGGCGCGTAATCGGTGCCAGAGACCGCCGCGCTGATGGCCGTACCGTTGCCCTTCAGAACCCCGGTAACGGTCGTGGAAAGCGTGATTGCGGGCGTTGTGGTGGCGTTTGCAACCGTACCAGCAAGGCCGTTAGCGGAGACCACGGAAACGGACTGCACCGTGCCCGAAGCGCCGGACGAAGAAGCCAACAGGGTAACCACGCCAGAACTGTTCTTGGCGTACAGTTTCATGTCGGCGGTATTGAGCGCCAACTCCCCGTTTGTGAGGTTACCTGCTGTCGGTACAGCCGACGCAGTCGTGCTGTAGTACAGCGATATGGGTGTGTATCCGGCCTGTGCCATTTAGAAGGTTCCTCCAAAGATGCCGCTAGTGGCAGTCACCGTGGTGAATTGTCCCGTAGAAGCAGTCGTTGCGCCAATAGAGGTTCCGTTAATTGTTCCCCCGGTGATCGCTACGTTGCTTGCGTTTTGCGTAGACATCGTCCCCAGACCGGTGATGTCGGTGTTCGGGATCGTGGTCGAGGCGGTCATGGCGCTCGTGCCGTTGCCTTTGACGTAACCAGTCAGCGTCGTGGCGCCAGTACCGCCGTTGGCCACCACCAAGGTTCCGGCGAGGGTAATCGTGCCGCTGACAGTGATTGGGCCGCCAGAAGTCGTCAGGCCGGTCGTGCCACCAGAAACATCTACCGACGTCACCGTGCCGCCAGCCGCCGGGGTAGCGGAGATTGTGATGCCGCCTGCGGTGTTGTTGATGAAGACGTTGGTGCCTGCGGTCAGAGTGTTGAGGGTATACCCTGTGCCGTTACCAATCAGAAGTTGGCCGTTGGTCGGCGTCGCGGTGAGTCCAGTCCCGCCGTATCCGATGCCGATGGTGCTGCCGTTCCAAGTTCCGGCGGTAAGGGTTCCCACTCCGGTGATTCCGGTGTAGGAGCCGCTCAAACGGGCCGAAGGCAGCGTTCCAGAGGTGATGTTGGCTGCGTTGGTGGTGTCGGTCGTTGCCGAAGGCGCAAGGCCCGATACGGCCCCGGCAGAGATGGCTATCGAGGTGTTGGTGACCGAAGTGACCCGGCCATAGGCATCCACGGCAAAGACCGGCACCTGCGAGGCAGAGCCGTAGGTTGCGGCCGACACGCCAGAGGTCGCCAGCGCAATCGTCACCGGAGAAGAGCCGTCGTAACTGGTTCCCGTCAGCCCCGTTCCGATGGTCAGCGCATTGGGGTTTACTGCGGTGATGGTTCCCGACCCGCCAAGGCTGATCGCGGTTCCGTTGACGGTGACAGAACTGTTGGTCAGACGCGAGTTCGGGAAAGTCCCCGAGGTCACCTGACTTGTGTCAATCGCAATGCTTGTGTTGCTTGCACTGGTGACTTGACCCTGAGCATTGATGGCCAGAGTAGGAACACTGGATGCTGTGCCGTAGGAGGCTGCCGTCACTCCAGTGTTGGAGATGTTGAACGTGGTCGATGGCGACAGGTTCAGGCCAGTACCTGCGCTGTACGTCACCGGCGCGTTGAACTGGACGAAGGTCAGGGCCGTCGTGCCAATGATGATCGGCAGTGCTGTTTGCTGAACCCAAGCGGTCGAGGCGTTGGTTCCAGACAGCACCAAGATGTAGTCACCTTGATCGACCTCATTGGTTCCAGAGCCAGAGGTATCGTAGTCTGTGGCGCGAGTCAGGATGAACGGGGTAGACCCGTTGCCTGCTTGAGTAACCACATAGACGCCGTTGTACGCAGCATTCCCGCCAACTTCGTCCTTGACCAAAACACGCTGAGTCGCAGTCGGGGAGCCGCCGCCAAGAGACAGCGCACCGTTTGCGTTTGCGGTGATCGTTGCTCCTACGCCGCCAACCCCATTGTTGTAGGTGTACGCAGGCAGCGTAGTGGTCGAGGCGTAGTTGACGGGCTGGTGGTAGTTCAGGCCAGACGCAATCGAGTCTGCGTAGTCTTTGTTGACGATGTCCGTAGGATTGACCGGCGTGCTGGTAATCGTGCCCGAGGTCATCGCAACAGAGGTGAACGTCGCGGCAGCAGGGGTTCCAGCACCTATGGTGGTTCCGTTGATTGCGCCGCCGGAAATGTTCACGTTGTTTGCGTTCTGGGTGGACATCGTGCCCAGACCGGAAACCTGCGTGTTGGTGATCGCAATCGGCGTGTCTGCCAGAGCAGTCAACTGGCCTTGAGCATTGACCGTTGCCGTCAGAGTTTTGGAAGCAGCGCCGTAGGACGCGGCAGTAACTCCGGTGTTGGCAAGATTGATCGTTACCGGGACAGACCCGTTGTAGGTTCCAGCAGAGAACCCTGTACCGAAAGTCAGCGAGTTGGTTGCGGTAGCGGTGATCGTTCCGCTGCCGCCAAGACTGATGGTAGTGCCGTTGACAGTGATCTGCGGGTTGGCAATCTGAGCATTGGTGACGGTGCCACTCAGGTCGGTCGTCGGCACAGTTGTCGAGGCCGTCATCGCCGAGGTGCCGTTGCCCTTGACATAGCCCGTCAGGCTGTTCGCTCCAGTGCCGCCGCTGGCCACGTTGAGCGTGCCGCCAAGGACTACATTGCCCGTAGTGGCCGCCGACGGTGTCAGACCTGTGGCTCCCGTGCTGAAGGAAAGCACGCCTCCGGTTAGAGAAAACTGACTCCAGTTCCCGTTGGTGTAGCCCTCGTACTGCGCAAGATCGCTGTTGTAGCGAATCTGGCCATCGGAACCAACAGGACGTTGCCCAGTGGTTCCAACAGGAACCGTAACGCCGCCAGTGCCGGGGAAAATTGCGTTTGATGCAATGCCAATCGTCGGGTTGCCCGATCCGTTTCCGTTGGCAACGGTGGTCTGGTTGGTAGTACCCAGAATGTCCACACCAGTGACGGTCGTGCCGCCCACAATGGCCAGCATCCCGGTGCCACCGAGGTTGGCAAGGGACTGTGGAGCACCGGCAAGCGCAAGAGTCGGATTGCCGCCCGTGCCGTTAGCGTTAGAAACGCTCAAACCGGCCCCAGAAACGGCAATTGACCGCGAGGCAACGGTGTTGCTGCTGTTCTTGACGATGATGCCGCCAGCGGCCGTGTTGAGGCTTGCAGCGGCACCGTCCATGTCGATCCGGTAGAACGACAGCGAACCGCCGCTTGTCAGGGTCAGACCAGTTCCAACGGCCAGATACTCGCTGTTGGGCAGCGTCAGTTCCTGATTTTTTGTCAGAAAAGTCTGGGTCTGGCTCGGAGAAGCAGCAATTGCACCAGTAGTGGTCTGAACCGTCACCCCGTTTTGGACGACGGGCACGAGTTCATTGCCGGTGATTGAACCAGCCGCAGGCAGTTGGGAGATGGTTACTTGTGCGGACATTTATGTACTCGTGTTGTCTGGTGGATTCGGCGCAATCGTGTCCTTGTTCCCCGTTTCTGTCGGCGTTTGGGTGTTCTGCTCCGTAGAGACATAGAACTGGTTGTTGCCGGTCGTGATCAGGTAGTCGTCGTTTGCAGCGACGCTGACATCAGGTCGGGGGAACCGCAGATTGATCCGCTCCGTTTTACGGGCAGGCAGGCGGTACGGGTCAAACTGGTCTTTGCAGCCTCGCTCCGCGCACACACGCAGGCCCGGGAAGTTGGGGTCTGACACCAAACTGACGAACGGAACCTTCATCTTGCATCGGTCACAGACCGCGATTGCAAGACTTGAGAGTCCGGTGGTGTCAAGAAAGACTGGCATCAGGCTGTGTACGGTGTGATGTTGGGGGCGAGGTAGATCGGCGACTTGTCGCGCTCTTCCGCCTCGGCTTCGTTGTAGTACCTGTCGGCCATCTTTTCGAGGTAACCGATCCTGTCCGCCGCCACTTGCGGCAGTTCGAGGCTCATCCGGTGAGCCAGCATGAAGACCACAGCCTCATACCAGCGTTGCGGGACTTCCAATTCATCGGTCAAAGCGCCCACATCCATGATCTGGCGCGAGTACCAGACCGTCATCTGGATGAACGGGTCATTGGGCACCGGCCACAGCACGATCTTGGGCTGCGGAATGTTGCGGTCGAACCAAAATTGGTACGGCTGGTTGGCCGTGAAGTTCTTGTTCGGCAGGTTGGTGTAGTCGTCGCGGTTCAGACGCGACATCTGAATCTCGCGGCTCAAGTTGCCGATGAAAAACTCGCGCAAGGCCAGCGTAGTGCCGTTGTAGGCCCGAATCCGGTAGTAAGGAACCGTCTGGCCGGGGTTGATGTCAGTCCAAACCCAAACCGAATCGGTAACCGAAATGGTTCCAAGATCGTCAAGCGTCAGCCAAGTTGTTCCGTCTTGGGAGTATTCGAGGGTCACGCTCCACTCTTCGGTGCCTTGGTTGGCCACATACGGCAGGAAGCCGATAGAACCGGCGTAGACGGGGTTTGTGGGGCCGTAGGAGACCGAGATGTTGCCGTTGGCAGATGTCTGCTGGCAGTAGGTCTGGATGTCGCCGTCGTAGACGTTGGCCACCACACCGCCCGCAGAAGAGGTGTAGTCGCCTTGCAAGCGGTTCATCGTGCGATAGAGCACGTTCAGGGTGTCAATCGACCCCAGAGGTAGGTAGTACTCGTAGTTGTCCGGGATCAAGCCAAAAACCTTCTTGTTGATGGCCCAGTAGTTGATGCCGATGTTTGCGAGGTGCGACAGCAGAAAAAACAGGGACTGCTTGGCCGAAAGCAGTTGCTCGGACGTCAGTTCTTCGGCCAGTTTGCCGCAGCGGCGTGCGCCATGATCAATCAATGTCTGGACATTGATTACCGTTGTTCCGACGGTTCCCGAGTACGACATGGCGCTCCTCTACCAGCCGGGACACTTCCACCGCTTCAGCGAAGCCTTGGCGCGTGGCGCATCCCCTTTTGAATGTTCAACCACCCCAGACATCCGAGCGCAGAACGAATCCTTGCGCGAACCGCCTTCCGGCTGCGGAGCCTTGAGGTGACTTCCTGTTTCTCGATTGTACTTTTCACGGCCCTTTTGCGTAAGCCCTGCGCCGCGATCAACGGAGAGTTTTTCTCCTCTGCCAACCGAGAGACTTACTCCCCCTTTGGCGTGCTTGGCGGTTTTGGCTGACTCTCGGAAGGCTTCAGCCGTTGGAGCACCTGCCGCACCCGGCTTGCGCATTTTTTCGCCAGAGCCGTGAGCGATTCTTTCGCGTTTTGCATGAATGTTGGCATACAGACCACCTCCATCTTTGGCACGGCGCTGCACATCGTAGGCGATGGCCAGAGCCTGCTTCTTGGGCTTGCCAGCGGCAAGTTCCGCCTTGAGATTGCTCTCAAACGCTTTGGGTGACTTGGACTTGATCAGGGGCATCACGACACCTGATTGACGGTAAGGATGACGGCAGGAGAGGCGGGGCGAACCGGGGAAGATGCGCTCAATGGGTAGGTCACCAAAATGCTGTTCCCAGTCGTAGTTGACCAATACATGGTCACCACATCACCGGCTGCGACGCTCACATAGATGTTTGCGGCCACAATCACAGCACCGACAATCGTGCCGTCCTTTTTGATGGTTGTGGCAATGCTGCTGGAGTCAACGATGTTCACGCCATTCTGAGCAAACCAAAACGCAGCGTTGTCATTGGCGTTGGATGCGTTCAGCAATTGAACGCTGAACTGCACGTTATAAACACCAGCCACGGCAAACGTGATATTGGTTTCAGAAACAACCGTCACACCATTGGAAAAATCTGTCAGATTCAGCCGTACAGCGGTTGCTGTATTTGGCGCTGCAATCTGAGCCGAAGTCACC